TGTACCTGTCTTTGTATTAAAATTAAAATTGTTCATAAAACCTCCTCATTATTTAAAAATACCCAACCCTTGAAAGGCTGGGTAAGTGTTTATTCTCTATGGTGTTGGTGTAAATGTTCCATATGGCGATACTTGGCTTGACCATGTACCCTCAATGTAAACTAAAGTAGTTGGGTTAAATGCACCAAGTTCCTTATCACCTGTAAGATGTAAGTTAAACGGGATTTGATATCCTACCGTGTTACCACCAGCACTAACGATTTCAATCTTAGAAATGTCTTTGTAGGCTGGGTAGTTTGCGCCATCAGGTGTTTCCCAAGCTTCAACATTAACTATATCTGTGATTAATTGATCAAGTTCTTTATCTTCGTTAATAATTTCTTGCAATACTTTAAACAATCCTGTACCCGTATCAGCATAGTAAGGTTCAACAGCAGCAGTTTTATTACCTTGAGTGATATTAATAGATGAACCACCAAGAATGTTTTTAGTCGCTTCAACTTCCATATTCATGGCAACAATGAATTCTTCCAAATCTGCTCCAAGCAATTCATAAACATCAGTTGTACCATAAGTTGTATTAATGAACGTTTTCAGTTCTTTTCTTTTAATCTTAGCCATTTTAACTAGTCTCCCTTCTGTTTGTATATAAATACGCATTGTATTTGATAATCTGCAGTTTTACCACTTTCATTCTGATCTGATAAATAACCAGCTGTTACAATTTCAATTGATTCAGCTGTTTGAAGTGGATTTGTTAAGATTGGAAAGTTATCATTGCAATTCTGAAGTTCAAACCAATCATTAAGCGCTTCAAGCAACTCTTGATTATCAATGTATTCTTTCCCTAAGTTAGTCTTAGCCTTAACAGTAAGCGCAAATTGTGTCTGTTTAAGTTTATCACCATTGATATATTCCGTTAACGTCGGGTTGTTAGGTAAAAAAGTTACAGCATAACTTATTTCATTAATGATATGATCAATATTAAAAGCTAATCCAGCATCTATACTTGGACAAGTTCTGATATATTCTTTTATTGCTTTTACCATACTCATTAAGTAAATTCCCTCCCAGCATTACGCTTTATTTCTGGCAAATCCTTATCTTTCATTCTCTCAAACCAATAAGCACCTCTTACGGGTCCGCCTTGGAATAAGAAACCAGGATTGTAATATAATCTTCTTGCATATGGCGTGGCATATTTCACTAAGCCACTTCCGATAATTGTATTGAATATCGCCGATCTGTTTAAATCACCTTTATCAAATGGAACTAAAGGCCAACAAAGCCTTAATACATCAGAATCAATGCTTTTCTGAGATGCATCAAATTGTTTACCTCTAAAATCACTAAATTTAGAATTCCATTGTAATGTAAGCCTACCTTCAGTAGTGTTTTTGGGTTGTTTAACATTATTAAACATTACTTAGCACCTATTTCTATATGATGCATACATAATGTACCCATATCTTTTAAATCTTCAGATGTCACATTAAACACATCGTCATAAAGTTTGTCTAAATCTTCAAAAGGAACACTAACAGCAATATTACCCCTAACTATTTTATCACCTTCTGTAACGGTCCATGCATCACCTTTTACGACTAAACTTTCCCATTCTTTAGGCTTTACATAATTAGTTAGATCGTGAATCATAATAAAACATTTATCAGCATTTTCAAAACCAGCATTCGATTTATTTCTGTTCTTTACATCATCCCAGAAACATTCGATAGGGTTAAGTCTTGTAATAGTATCATAAGTTGCCGTTACAGCATCAAAACTCTTATGATAGATTGTACATTCTGCATTAATTAGCATGACACACCTCTATCTAATAACCCTGTACGGCCTAAACGTCTTGTGAGTATAGAATATATGGAACTTCCTAAAGATTCGCTCACAGCGCTAGTATCATACGATACGGCATAACTACCCGACTTCTGACTAGAAATGTTATTCTTATTATTATCCTGTTTATAAAGATCATCTGCAATTTCGCAACATGCTTTTTTAACAGAATCTAAAGTATCAACATCCTCGCGTTCTTCATCAGTTGCATTTGGTGTATTTTCGTAAAAGTAATCAATCGCTTTCTCAATGTAGAAATCAAATTTAGCAGAGGGTACAGTGAAACCCTTATATGTATCTGTGTAATATAAATAAGTAATAGTTACCATCATACCCTCCTAATAATATTATGTTTATTCTGTTTCTGTTTCTTCTTCTTCTGCAGCAATTTCAGCATCCGTTTTAGGGAATACCAAACCAATCTTAGCTGCTTCAGCTTTAGTAATCTTAGCACTTGTAAAGCCTTTTTTCTGTGACAATCTATGTGCTAAATAATCACTATCTGTTATTGCACTACCTTTAACAAATAACAAACCGTATTTTTCACCGGTAAAAGGATTCATACCTTTAATTTTGGCAATTTTAACAACTTTCATGGTCCCTCCTATGCAGATACTTCGATTTTAATTCTTCTAAATACTCCGGCTTTTCTTGAGTTCTTAAGAGCAACAGCAAGAACTGCTTCGACATCACCTGTTTTAATTACACCAGGATCGTTTAAATCTGGTAAACTAGTTGATACTAGGTTATTACCATCTAAAGAAACACCGATAAATCCATCAATATCAGTTGTGATAACTGCGTAAATATCAGTAGTTTTTGTTGTATCATCAATTGGAATAACTAAATCAGAAGATGATCCGTTCCAATATTCACCCATATCAAGCATAGGAATTTTTTTAAACATAGAAACGTCAACACCAAAAGCATCTTCAGTTTGGGTAAAGTAACCCATTCTTTGACCAATTGATTCCATGATAGCTTGCATGTCACCATTCATTAACAATGCAGTTGGTCTACCATCTAATTTTTTAAGAAACTTGTTAAACGCATCAATGAAAGCTCTGTAGTTAGAGTCAATATTAGCTGAAGTCGATAAATCAACGTCTGCTGCAGTGTTGTACTCAGTTGATAATCCTGTTAAGAATACATCTAATCCATCAAATTCTAAAGCACTAACAGAATCATCACCGTTAATTGCTGTATAATGGAATAAATTTTTAGCTGCTTTAACTTTTTCTTTCAATTGGAAACCTAATTCTTCAACTGCGCCAGAAGTTTTAATGATAACTCTGTCAAGCTTGAATTCGCCACCAAAGATTTTTAATTCAACAGTTGCACTTTCTCTAATTGCTTCGTTGTTTGTGTATTCATCATTTAAAGCTCTAAAAGCTGCTGTTGAAGGTGTTTTTAATTTAACGTAACCGTAAACTAATGTAGATCCGCCTGTACCTGGTGATACTGAGTTGTCAAACATCAACATATCCATTAGCATAGAATTTCTTCTAAACTCATCAATAACCATTTGGTCAACCTTGTTTGCCATACCAACTTTTGCTTGTACTAAAGTAATCATTAAGTGTTACCTCCTACTTCTTATAGTAATCTGTTAAAGCAGAACTCATATCAGCAACCGGTTCTTGATTTTTGGTTTTGGTCATATTAGTACCAACATCAACTTTTTCTTCATCAGCTACAACCTTAAAGGCATCTGGTGAACTAGTTTGCATGTTTTTAATCCAATCATCAGCACCGAGAAACTTCTCGCCATCCTGTTTAAATTCCTGTTTTTCAAATTCTGATAGAACTTGCTTTCTTGCAAATTCGCTACTAAACGGAACATCTCTTAAATACTTTTCTGCTCCATTCATGTAATCTTGTCTTGTAATTTTATCATTTAATGCTTTCGTATCTGTATCATACTTTGTTTGCATATCAACGATACTTTTCTTTTGTGCTTCGATATCCAATCCTTCAAACTTTTTCAATTCGATTTGAGTTTCATCAAGTGAAAGTTTGTAACCATCCCTTTCGGTGATAGCAGTTGTCGTTTTAGCCTTTTCAACTTCAATGTCAACGCCATTCTCTGACATGATCTTATTGATGTTCTCATCAGTTACACCCAAAGCTTTTAAAAATTCTCGTTTCATATGCCCTCCTACAGACGTTTTTACGTGTGCCACCACCTAGAGTTTTGAGTTTTACGTTCTCCAACCTGTTTATCTACTCTTTAATTATATAACGAATGTCCCTTTAGGTCAATAAACGAAAAATAACATCATAATCCCCCTACGAAAAAGGATTTTGATGTTATTTTTGTAATGTCGGACAAAAGACAACTTTAGTATAACATTACATTTAAAATTATGCAATCTTTTCGCGTGTATATTGGCGCTTGACACCTGTTTGGTCTACCAATTCACGATTCTTTTTCTGCCATTGTCTAACCTTTGAGTTTGCAAAAGTAGGATCTTGACCAGCTGCAGACATCATTTTAGATTCAGTTTTGTAATGTCTGATATTTCTTTCAAAGTACCTTTGTTTCTGAGTAGCTTCATAATACGACATACTTTTACCGTTATACGTTACATCATCTTTTTTATAAGATTTTAATAATTCTTTAGGATAAGTTTTTTCTGAACCTTCAAAGTATGGGAAATAAGAATGTCTGCAGTCAACAGTTAGCTCCTCCGAGACCTGTTACAGTTCCGTAACCAGTGCTTGATATAAAATCTGGGTATTTTGCCAACTTAAATCACCTCCAATATTTTCGTTCCGCTTGTTTTCTTGCAATTATAGCATCATCAATATTTTTAAATGATCCTAAGTTTATTTTTTTATAATTAATAGTTATGGATGCTCTCCACTTGTTTCTATCTTTTGCAAAGGTAACACCAGAACAACCACTTTTATTTTTGGGGTGTAACCCTCTATTATGACATTGCTCCAACATTGTTATCCATCTACAATTACCCGGTTCATAATTACCATCGTTATTAATTCTATCTATTGTTAGATCGTCAGAATAACCATTTTTTATAGACCAATCGTAAAAAGATTTGAAATTGTTTAACCATTCATCACAAATGATTATACCACGACCACCATAATATTTGAATCGTGTATTTTTTTTGTTATTACATCTTTGTATTATTCCACGCCATGTTTTATGCAATCTTGTTTTAGATAACCCGTGAGTAGTATTACATTCCATTACAATTTCTCTACGCAAACAACCACAACTTTTAGTGCTGCCATTAACCAAACTTTTACTTATAACATTATGTACATTTCCACATTCACAACGACACTTCCATTGTGTTCTACTATTCTTATTTTCAATTCTTTCAATTACGGTTAACCTTCCAAATACTTTACCCAACAAATTTTTAGCTTTCATAAAACCTCCTAAATTAAATATAACATATATTAGGAATAAATCAAAGCTTTTCTTAGTTCCTTCTAAATACCTTTCCTTGCCAATTAACATGACCTTTAAAACCTTCACCTTCTCTAGCACCGGCATGAGCCGTTGTTTCAACTAAATCAGAATTCATTTCTACAGCTCGCATATCTTGTATTGCTAAAGCGGATTGATTAACCCCTGTGAGTACATTACTTCTTACAGCAGCTTCAACAGATCTTTTAGTTCCACTAGGATAAGTAACAAGTAAACCATCCTTAGAAGCTAATTTAACAGCGTTGTTAATGGCAACATCAGAAGTGATAGCACCGCTCTGAACCTGTAAATGTGCTAATGAAGTGGCTTTTATAAATAATCTTTGACTTGATATCGCCGTTGTTCCTGTTAAATTTATTAGTTCAGCATTAGTTCTTAAAGCATCTACATTTAATAAATTGATCATAGCTGGTGAATCTTTCAAAGGAATAGGATTCAAACCGTTAGCTTTATATATTGCATCGTCAACTTTAAGCGTCTGAATACCAGCACTTTCAAATACAATTATAATTTCTTCTTCTGATTTACCTGTAAGTTTTGAAATTTCAACAATAGCATTTCTTCTAACTAATCCAGATTGTCTTAATTGTTCAAGTTGAAACTCTGCTGTTGGTGTTAAATAATTCATTTTAGATATTCGTCTTGATATATCTTCTAATACAGTTAATTCATATTCGGAATACAATTCAACCATATCGTCAGACATTCTATCAATATAACTTGGTGTAAGCACAAGATCACCCCCTAACTCATTTTATCAAATGTTGCGATATTATACAAATTAAGAAAAAGAAGCTGTTAGGCTTCTTCTAATTCTGGTAAATCCTCATAAGGGTACATATTATCAGATGTAAATACTAAAACCCACTTTTCAAACTCTCCATCAGGTAATTGCATAAAGTTTCCTGTAGCATTACCTTTAGAGTTAATTTCACTTCTTCCTACGCATACATAGTCTCTACCTTCACGAGTAACACAATAATACTGTGATTCCCATGATTTACGTCCATCTCCTAAGTCAGGTTCGCACTTAGAAGTCTTTACATCACCTAAGTATGATAAATCAGCAAACATTAGATCTTCATCGATTATTGCGCCTTCATCTATGCATACTCTGATTAAAGGTAAAGATAGTTTCATTGTTATTTCAGTCATTGTACCCTCCTACGTTACATATATTTTTTTAGTGCTTATTTCTACTGATGTATGGAACATATCAACATGACAATCATTATCTGCTAATAATCTAAGGTTTAATGTGTCACCCGTTTCGATTGTGAATGGTGGCAATAAACCAAACGGCACTATAGAAACATTACTTTCAGATTTACTTACTGCGATAGCGCCTTGATCTTCTGCTCCGTTTAACCATTGTCCTATATGAACCTTAGTGTTTATAGTGTTACAAAAGATAGAACTACCAATTTGTATACTCATTTCCAATGTATCTACACCTATATAAGTAAGTATGCCACCTATATAAGTGAAATCACCGTGTATAGTTGCCACAATATCTACAAAGTTAACGTCTTGCCAATCACCATCGATTAAATCGTGAGGTGAGGGATTTTCAGATGTAGTTTTAATTGTAAACATAGTGGGATTAGTTGCCAATGTTGCTCCGGCGTCCATTTCCAACCCTGTGTTATTTGATTCATAAGACATATAATCCCCCTTAATTAAAGTGCATCATTATTTTACAAAGCACATCAGTACCACTTGCAACGGTTTCTGTACAATGTCCGATTTCTTTGAAATGATTGTCTATTGCAACTATCGTTCCGCCTGGTGGTTGTTGTAGCATATCCGCTCTACCATCTGTATCAGCAGCAAACGTCCAATATCCCATAGTTCCACCTGTTCCATCTTCTAACAGCACTTCTGCTATTCCTGATATAACAACCCAAACTTCCTCACCGTCTGCAATGCCATCTTCATACACAACACCTACAGAGTCGTATTCAACGGTTTGAAGTTTAACACCTTTTTCTATAGTGTTTTCTATTGCAAGAACCGAACCTTTTACAGATGGTAAACCTGTTTTGTTAATCATTTTAATTGCAATACCGCCCTCTGGAGTTATTAATTTATCTGTTAATTGTTGGTCTATGAAAGCACCTGTTAAATTAGATTCATACATTTATTCCACCACCTTACTAGCATTTTCTTTAAGTACCATAAACTTTTCACCATCTACTAAGAATGGCTCATATTCTCCTGTAGTTCCTATCTGTACATAAAGCTGTTCATTAATATCAACAAATCTTCTAGCCTTAGAATCACAATCAGAATGTCGAACTAATGGTTCAGCGAATGTTAATATTTTTTGTTTATCTTCAGATACATATACTTGCTGATATGATATGTTTGCTAAATCGTCAAACGGTACTACCTGATTAACGTTAGCTATTTTAAATACACCATCATTAGGTGAACCATCATACACTTGGTCAGGTGTTATAGAGTTACCTGATTCATATATTGCGTGGGTTGGTAGTGTTCCTATCAACTTATCACCTTTATATATTTTGAATGATGCTTTTATTATTTCACCGTTTGGTGCGCCAGTTCTTGTAAAAGTGTGTATATATGGTGCTGTTATAGTTGCTAATGTTGTAAACTTTTGTCTAAATTCACCCGTAGTTGCTAATGGGAAATATTGTCTAGCTCCATCGTTAAAACCTGTATTTTCTACACTGACAAATTGACTAAGTACCGTAGTTGTATTTACTTCTATATCCCAAACAATCGTATATTCTGTTGATTCATCAAGAACTATATCGTACATTGCATCTACAAAGCTAACTCCATTTGAAATTATTTGTAATTTATCATCTACAATGCTTGCTCCGGCATCTAAAACGGTATATTTATCAGTATCATAATCAACAACCCCATCAACAACCCTTTTATCATGCTTAATTCTACCCTTATGCTCTGCTGTTATTCTACCATCGATAGTATAAGCGTTATTGCCTAGAATTGGTGTGCCATCTTGTATAGGTATTAAACCTAGTATGTCGAATGAGTAGCCTTTGTAGGCTTCATATGCTGTTGGTACTGTGCCTAGTTCTAATTGGGCGGCTTCTTTTGCAGTTGCAAAACTTGGAATTGTTAACCTGATATACATGCAATTAGAAGGTGTTGTAAGCAAGTTTGTGCTAGCATCTAAACTGATAAAATTTTTATCTTTATCATAATAACATTGATTAGCAAGGCTAACACTAAACCCTGAAATGTAATAAGTTGTACTCGGTTCGACCAATGTGAAATCGCTTATTCCAGTCCCTGAACCCGAAGGTGATGCCACACCACTAGAATTTAAAAAGAATCCCAATAAACCTAACTCTTTATTAAACTTATTCTTACCCAATGCCTTGACAAACGTTACACCCTTATCAGATTCATCCTGCTCACTACCTATGTTACTGTTAATAGTAGCTATTGCTGGAGATAGAAACTGTTCAACCATGATAGGTTCACCGCTGTTATTAAATGGGATTAAACCATCATCTTGTCTTGATTCAAAGTTGATTGTAAATACTTCACCATCTGATTGATTTGTTAATTTGAGTGATAATAAATTCCCTGAATATTCATCGCCAACCGTGTAGTGTGATAATAAATACATAACTGTCGATGTTATTTGTATACCTACTACTTTTTCTAAATAAGTTCCATCTGGTAAAATATCAGAAGTGACAACACCACTAGACGCTACTAATATAGCTGATGAGTTATATCTCACACTTCCAATTCCACCGTTAAATCTAAAATCTAATAAATATTGACCAACTAAAGCTCCTGTTGTTATTAATTCAATATCATATAAATCATTAGTAACAAAATCAACCGTTCCATAAGTAGCCCCATCACCTACCAATGCTTTACCTCTTACAGCTGTTCTTGATGATTTACCTACTTTGTCTGTTGTAGGTGTGTTGTATGATATTAAATTACAGTTCTTAATTAGATAATCCAATGAATCATCTAAGAACATTTTAAATCTATTATTATTATTTGCCGATCTACTACGAGTAAGCAAATATTCTCTAAAACCCATAATAACCCCCTTATGCTAGAGTCCAAATAGTTCCGTCACTGATGTATAAGATGCCTGATTCTGATTCGGTACCATACACATAAGCTTTTGTTGATGGTTCAGCAAGTAAATTTGTTGATGCGTCTCTTTGTGCTAAAGTGCCGTAATGAATACCATCTATTGAATTATAATGCATTTCACTCATGTTAAAATCCTCCATTCTAACTTTCGTTAGGTCCTTTTGGTTCAGTAGTTACAACGTCTTTTAATATAGCTTTAGCAACTTGTTCAGTTTCACCATACCATTTAACTCTATACTCCCAACGTAACATCATACCATTCATGATATCCATATTATCTTGTACTTTCTGAGCTGGCTTATCATCAATAATTGAATCGTCAAACTTAAGTTCAACTTTGTAAGTTGTTGATGATGGTATTTCGTCATAAGCTTTAGCAAGAGTAACAATTATATCAATCAGTTCTAATATATTTTTTTCAATCGCTTGTTCTTGTTTAGTTTTCATTCTATATGTTTTAGAATTTTCAGATACAACCTCAGTAGCAGTTTTTAAACCACCTTGAGAATCAAACGAAACAAAACCAGGACTAACGTGCATCTGTAATGATAATATATTTAAGAAAGCGTTCATTGCTGCAACGTGTTCTTCTACTCTCAATTCTTGAGTATCATCTTTGATATTAAACTTATTTTCTGAATCAAAATTTAATCCCTCATAGATATCAACTGTAGAATCGTAATATCTAATTTTTTCTTTAGTTACAGGATCAATAATAGTTTTCAACATGTAACTAGGTACAATTATTCTTTTTCTACCAAGCACAAATTCTCTTTGAAAACTATCAAAACATATATCGATTGACTTCATAGTATCTTTAGCATTACCGAATAAACTCACACCTAAAGGACTATTCATATCAATATTGTTACCGATATTCGTTTTAACATAACTAAATAATGGCAACTCTGAAGGATCTACATACATTATCTTTTCAAGCTTTGGATATTTTTCTTTAAGATTAATTTCAACGCCAACTGTATCTGATTGACCTATCTTCTGTTTGAATAGTCGATATTCTAACAATGCCATAGTTTTATCTTTGTTTTTTTGAGAAGTAACCAAAGAACTTTTCTCAGTAAGTATATAATTATATTTTCCATCTTTAGTTACTTTCATACTTATACCAGCTGTAATTCTTACATTATCCCACTCTGTAGGTATAAAGTTATCAGCAGTGATGTAATCTATAACCGTTTTACCATTCTGTCGGTATGCCTTATTTACAGCACCACCAAGGGCAAACATATACTCATACATTCTCGATTGATTGATTTGGAAACCATTATCTTTTAATACTTTTTTAACGTAATCATCAATTTGTTTATTATCAATGATAATTTCTACTTTTTCAGTGAACACTAAATTAGACATTTCTTCACATACCAATTTAGCAACTTGCATACTAGCCATATCGCGAGAATTACCATCTTTAAGCGGTAATTTATGCCAAGGTTCATAATAACCTTCATACAAAGATTTCCACATATTTATGTAGACGTTGTAATACTCGTCATTTATGGCTGCTTCTGGAACTATTTTTTGTGCAATTTGTAAAAGTTTCATAAACCACCTCTTAATATTCATGTTTCACCTCGTGAATTATTGCTTTACTTTATCAACTATTTTCTGCATGGCTTTTAAATTAACCTCTTGAAGTCTTTCAATTATGATACCAGCTGCTTCGGCAAGGTGTTGTTTAACTTGTTCCATCTCGGCATCTGTCAAGTAATCACCATCATTGATCCTTGTGATACTTTGAACCTGTGAATCCATCAATGTTTTAGAATTAATAGATAACGAGAACAACATAACATCAACTTCATCTTCTTTTACAATTTCTAAATCTTTTTTCAATTTGATACCTCCTAATAGTTAAACTTTGATTTCTGCCAATTTTTCGCGATCTTTCCTTTTTTATTTCTTTTGATTTTCTTAACACTACTGTATGTGTATAGTCCTGTTGGCATATACCCTCCTAGAATTTTAAGTTATACTTTCTTAAATTCATTATAACACCATATTGCAATGTGTCGCAACTATGTTCTGCATAGAAATAAGATATAGAATCAGAGTGAGTATTATAATAATGTTCTTTCAATTTCTTTTCTGATTTATCCGGTTCCGGCTTTCCAGCTTCAACCGATCCTTCTTTCCATCCGTAATCCTGATGTTCTTTTAAAACAATCCAGTTGTTAGGGTTATTTATTACATAGAAGTTCTTTAATGCCATAAAGTCATATGTTAAATCAATCATACCTACTTTTGTTTTTTTAACTACTGGTCGTAATTCAATTGTATAATCTTTTTTAAATTGATTTCTTAATGCACCTTCTGCAGAATCAATAATCATTGTATCTTGAGAACATTCATAAGTTTCACACATGAGCTGTAAGAAGTCCCAAAGATCCTTTGATATCTCACTAGGTGCCTTTTTAACGTTCTTTCCGTTAGGTGAGTAGTAATAAGTGTCTAACAAAATAACTCGTCCTCTACTCGTCATTCCAACGCACAAGAACACTGTTGCAGATGTTTGATGCCCTGTATCAAGATAGATATCAATATAGAGGATTGTTTCACCTTCTATTAATTCGTCACGTATCTGGAGATGATCATAATTGTAAATAAGACCGTCAAGTCCAGTAACCATACCTAAGTATATGTGATTATATCGGTCTAGGTCGTTCTTTTTAAGCGCAAGGGCCTGTTGTATAAAGATTGGTCCAAGCCATTTTTCGGGTACTGTTAGGTATGTAGAATGTATATGAATACAATCATCCCTAATTTCCATTATTTCGGTCCATTTGTTAATCCAATGGAATTTATTTTTTGGTGGGTTATATTCATAAAGAACGCAGAAATAATCTTTATTACCACGTGAGAATGTCGCAACAGTTTGAAGAATATCATCTTCATCTTTGATTTCTGTTATCTCAGACATCCACACAATCTTTATTGATGCTTCGTCAATTTCTTCTGAATCATCCTCACCAGTTTCGATATAAAGTTGCAGCATTTCTTCTAACGATTCGAATTTTGCAATGTAATCATTTTCTAAATCTTCTGAATCATCAGCAATCATACCTTTTAATTTTTCATGATCATCAAGGCCACCAAAATAAATTGTATTACCGTTTTTTAAATATGTTATCTTCATTGGCGATACATTGGCCTTATAGTGAACACCTTCACGCATACCAAGACGTTTGAATGCTCTTTTAATCTCTGAGAATACTGATTGTCTAAGGGTATTCTTATGCCTTCTAATTACTACAACGTTGCAATCATCATCTGATACAACATGATTAACAACCTTTAAGGCATTCTTACTTGTTTTAGTTCCACCACGACCACCGGAATCTATTTGATGCACTACGAGACTATTAAACGTTTCGTGAAAATTAGGTGCTAATTGTTTGGCTATATCAATAATCATTTTTTACCACCAATCTTTTCGGCACCAGGTAACGCATTGATAATAGTAACAGGTGCAACATCTTTTTTAGTATCTGGCTTATCTTTCCATTGGTTTGGCTTTCTATTTTTTAGCCAATATATCATTGAAACCGGAACAGGTGGATAATAAAAGATTTCATCAGCATATGCGATTGTTTCTTCTTCGCATCGTTTGCCGTTTTCATCATACCAAACTTTTTTTAATTTAAAGGCTTTTTTTATTATTTTCTCATGGCCTTCAGCACTTTTTAACAAAGAATTTTCAACACGATAATCAACAATATTCTTACCATTTTTTAGAGCGTCCAAAAACTCCGAATGTTGATTTTGATAATCATAGAAAGAAGTCTTTGAAATACTTAGTCTAGGCCATATTTGTTCATCGATTAATCCTTCACGGCACCAACCTTCGATCTCTATAAGTCTGGGTTGGACGTTGGTGTAATACTTACCCCGTCTACCTTTTTTCTTTGGATTCTTTTTTTTAGTCATGCACACCACCTCATAACCATTATAACATACATGATTATAAATAAAAAAAAGGCCCTAAGGCCCTTCGGTGTTATTTATACTTTCTAATGATTCAAATTCTTTTTGAAGTTCTAACAGTTTCCTATATTTATTAATACTAATCATCTTATCACCGCACTCACGGCACTTGTTTTTACGTTTAAATACTACATGAAACAAAAGTTGCACTACGGCTAATATCCCCAATGTAAGGACGCTCAGCAATATAAACAAAGGCCAACTAATAGGCTTTTTTATTGGTTTCATAGCTTTATTACAATTTGTACAATATTTCATATTATCACCTCTATATTAACCATAACATAAAAAAGAGTCCCAAAAGGGACAACTTTTATTAAAATTTTTCTATCTTTTTAACAATTAATTTTCCTAGCTTTGCATAATCTTTTTCACTCGATTCTTTTTCTTCTGTATATTTATTAATAACAACTACAACGATTGTAAAAGCAATTAACCCATTAAACCAACCCCAAGAAAATACAACAACTTCTGCTAAAACTAACAACATATATACAATAACCATTTTCATATTTTCTCCTTATTCCATAATTTCTAATTGTTCAAACGCCTTGAATATTTTAGGCATTTGAAGTGCTAACCATTCGACTATTTTTTCATCATCTCTATAATCTGCCATTCCAGACTCGTGGAAGAATGCGTGTATAATTTCATGACGCGTTAATCTTTTTTTCCATAAATCTATTTTCGCATAAGATTTTGGATCTGGCGACTCGTAAGTTTCTTTATCAAGAACAATTTCTTTCGAATAACATTCACATAACCCATTGGCATTCGAGATTCTTAATTTCGGATATTCTTCTTCAGTACATTCTCTAATCTTATATACTTGACCTAATATTGTTACCTTCTTCATAAAACCTCCCTATATCCACAATATAAATAATAAAAACAATGTTACCAACCAGCCGAACAAATTATTATTTTCTTTTAACCAATCGCTACACATCCATAAAATACATATTGATAAAACACATTTAAGTGCAATCATTAGAATCACATTTCCTTTCTATTTTCTGTCAGTGCAATTTCTAATATCTTGCATCCATATACAATTATCATATTGAGCAATATCATGACCACCGCATTTAATGTTTTTACATGAATCTTTTGATTCGTTTGATATTTCTTTTTCAACAAGAGGACAATCAACAGGACGCGTTATTTCGCTGCATTCCATTGGTCCGTCTGTATGACCACATTCCCAATCGCCCATATCGGTATGATGTGACATCGGACAACCTTCACAAGATTCTAATTTGAAATCTGTTTTAAAACTATATTCGTACATAAAACCTCCTACCTATATTTTGCTATCCAAGTGCCGTCCTGGTATCTAATAATAACTTTTATGCCACGCTGATTTTTAAGATTGAAGATTTTAACGGCGTGCTCTTGATTCATACAAACTTTTACTTTATACGGTTTTAAGAATCTGAATTTTTTTAAGAAATTAAACATTAAACACCTCTTTAATGGCTTCAAACAAAGCATCACATAATTCAATCATTCTCATAGTTTTACCGTTAACGATAACTTCCCACCAACATAATTTGTCACTTTCGCCATCTTCTTCATACAACGGATGTATAGAACAAAGTTTGTTGCCTAATATCTCAATCATCTTACCAATATTAGTTCTAGTTTCCAAAGCACTAGTAAAATAACCATCTTCATTGCCAAAATCACAACCGGCTGAACCTCTACTTAAATTTTCTATTTTATGATCAGTACCATACAAAGCATTTAACAAACCTACATATTGTTTATCATTTAAACTCAATACTTGATTTTTACTGATGTTTTGTTTCATCTTATCTCCTCAACTTATTCCTAATACATACCCTAACCTTTGGTATATGTTGCGTTTTTAATGGTTTAATCATTTTTTTAAATTTAAACTTTACTTTATCGTCAATATATACAAAATCAATATAACCTGAGTTTGTACAAGTATCATAATGATCATATGGACAACACCAGATATTAATCACCAACCTTTCTATACATCCTATGTATGTTACTTAATGGTATCATTCTTTTTACATGCTTATATTTTCTATGCCAAATTGGTATTCTATTTAATTTTCTACTGTTATTACTTCGTGGGTTGGGAAATTTAGCATTATTAACTTTTCTAAAATGTTTATAAATGATTTCGCCGGTTAATATAGGTTTTAACATCTTTTTAAATGCTCTCTTTTTCATTTATTCGCCTAACCTTTCAAACTATAAAAAATAGTATCTTCAACGCGAATATATTCCGGTATTGGTAATTTGGTTTTAATCTTTAGCAACGCAGGTTTGCATTTTTTTCTGATAACTTCTTGTATTTCATGTTCATCGCCGCAGTAACTTACCAATATAGCACCAATAACTAAATCTTCAAAATCAATCATAAAATCTTTGTTACCAGGTGTAGGCTGCCAATTTGAAGCAGATAAACAATCTTCACAGCATGCATAACATGTTTTGAGTTGTTCTGTATCATCATCGGTTGTAGCTTTAACACCTAACTGTTGAATGTAACAATCATTACAAAATATATTTTGTTCGAGTATAATATTTTTAAGATTATCCATTTTTAACCTCATTTCTACTCCACGCGAGTAGTCCGGTAATATTATTAACAACACCATCATAGTCAAGTTCAGAAGTTTCAAACAATTCTAAAGCTTCACCAACCTCAGCAAGTCTCTGAAGTTCTTTGAAGTGAGAGGTATATTTATCACACATATCAGTATCAATGTTATGATTAAACAATATATATGCTACCTCTTGGATATATTGATCCACATTCGATTGTTCTTTTTCAAGCTCATCAACTCTAGCAGCTTTTACAATTAACTCATCAATGACATTCATCATTTCAGTGCCTTTTAACATATCCCATGTTCCGACACATCTACTTAAACCAATGTAATTAATATCGCCTATTGTATCATCTATCATTTTTTCTGTTGGTTTAGTCATTAGACACCTTCACTTTATCTTTATAAAAATACATTAAATCACCTTCATCGAAAGAATAATCACATCTATAAATATCATCAATTAATCGTTCCCAATGCTTACTTTGATTAATTTCTATGAATGCAGCACCTGTTTTTACGACGTATTCTAGACAACTTTCACAATAATTTTTTTCATCAATTGTTGTATGACTAAATGACAGTTCTCCACATTTGCAACAATTCGTTTCTTCTTTTTCTTCATTACATTTACCACAAGTTTCATCAGTTCTAGGATTTGGACATTTATTGCATTGTTTTTGTTGGAGTTCGTCTAATTCGTTCATTAATTCTTTGTATCTAACTTCATCAAAACAACCACTACTCCAAAACCAGTTTAAATCAGTTTTTATCATATCACCTAATACTTTACTCATTGGACACCTCAGTTCTTTCTTCACCAAAGTAACATTTTATACATTCTAGTTCATTTTCAGAAATTTTTATTTGCCATTCTAAATAATCATCATAAGATATTGGATCACCATCTTCAGTACCTTCAACATAACTATTACATTTGTGACAAGTACCATTTAAAATGTTATCTTCTTGTTGAAATTCTATAGTTGGGCCAACAAATAAAGCAGCTTCTCTGAATCCGTTAGTTATAAAATCCGCATCAGTTGAATCAATAGCTTCGTTGCCATAGTGTTTGATAGCTTCATCTAAATCTTTACTAAACCAAGTTGGTAATAAATCACCATCATAAATTTGTTCTATAAATCTTTCCATTAATTCTTTTTCTTTTTCACTTGATACAATTATTTTCATCTTTTTATCCTTTCATCCCAAACCTATCGTTAAGGTTTTTATGTTCTCTTTGATCAAAATTTTGGAACTCGTTTTTAGAATCCTGTTTTTTATCCATAAATGTTTCTCGATTTGGTTCAATCCACGGATCATCGTATTCACTACAAATTAATTCAGTAGATTTAAATTTACATTGACCGAAAAACTCAGTAATAGATCTTACTTTAACTGGATAATCTGTTTCTAATGAAATTTCAACTTTCTTTTTATGTCTATCTAATAATGTTTTTAAATGTTCAGTATCACAGTTTAATGCTTTGATAGCTTTTTTCATTGCTTTTGACATTTCATCATTATAAGACCGATGTTTAACAAGTTCTAAAGAAAGATAATATTCAAATACAGATTTGTAATCATTCTTCGGTGGTTTCGGCTCGCCCGAATCACCAGTATTATTAGACTTACCTAGACTAACCTTAACTAACCTAACCTTACCTAACCTATGCACCCTTTTTGCGCGTTTTGGTTGCGGATTGTCAACCAACATCGTGTAAGCGCCATTTTCCTTATGTTGTAGCAGTTCATATTCTTCAGTATAAAGCGTTTTTTTACATCGATCCTTACGTATTTTATTATGCAATCGCCAATGTTTAATGACAATAATACCAGAATCAAATTCTAATAAAAATCTTTTTTTAACAAGTAAATCATAATCTTTTTCTTCTGCATTAATCATTCTTAATATTTTCTTAGGGCTATTCACAAAACCATCATCATCTGCCCTCATTCCAAGATGGAAATATAAAGCTTGAGAAACGAGTGGCATACATATGAATGCATCAGAATCTATTATATTTAATGCAAACATTCGACGTTCTGCCATGTGATCACCTTCCTAATAAATAGTCTGTAGTTACATCAAATATTTCGGCCATCTTAACCAATATGATCACCGGTGGTTGAGATACGCCATTTTCGTATCTATGTATAGCTGACCTGGTTAAGTTTAGCTTTGCTGCCAACTGTTCCATAGTTAAACCTTTTCTCGCTCTCTCTGCTTTTAAATTGTTCGTATTTAGCATTATGTGTCACCTCCTAGTCATATTGTATCACGGGCCAAAACACAAGTCAACAAAAACTCGAGCGTTTCAAAAGAAAAAACAGCTTTTTACGGCTGTTTGATTGTTATTATAGGCATGATGCAATGATATACGGCATCTTCTCGTTATACAGTTTGTGAGCTTCTGTATAAGAAATCATTTTAGCTGGAGAACCGTCCCACGTTCCGTAAGTTACACCATTGATTACATTAGTATTATCTTGCATATTATACATGCCGGCAAGATTTAACGGAACTTCTTCGGGTTCGATATTCCACCACATAGCATCAGGCTTGTTAACATCGCATTCTTCTGTGTAAACTTCATCTATATCATGACCCATTTCATTTATACAATAATCTATTGCTTCTTGTTCCGACTCAGCAGCTACCCAAGTCATATCATCAACCATAAACACTTTTAACATTTTGAAACCTCCTTATTATCATTAATAAAATCTATTATTTTAACGGTTGATCTAGTTGCATTAATACAAATATTTTCTAATTCTTTTGGAATACCTTCGATTGTACCGATGTTCATTATCGCCGTTGATGCACGATAATAATTTTCGATTATTTCAGTTCTTTGTTTTTGATTCACTTCTCTTCCTCCTTCAAATCACCTTCAATAAATTTTAACACTTCTTCGACCGTATAAGTCTGAGTGGTATTGTTATCTGAATTTACAAATTGGACCATTTCAACGCCATTATGTGTATATTTTCTCATTTTATTTTTCATTTGTCCTCCTAAATGTCGCAATTAAAGTTGATATCCTTCACTTTACAATCATACACGCAGCAATGATTTATATAATTGATCATAACGTATTTTTTACAGGTGCCGGAGATTGATTTGGGGCAAACTTTTTTATTTTTCATTTTTTAATTTCCATCCTTCACAATGTACATTTATACATTGATATAAATCGTCATAAAGAGTATATGCTCTTATTTTCCCATCTTCATCAATAGATCTTGAATGTAATCTTTTAGCAAATAACATACTTTTGTCACCTTCAACAATGTTTTTATATAGGTTTTCATGATAATCACTCAAGTAATCACCGTTCCCACATTCTCTGTAAGGTGCTTCATCTGGTGTAATAGGTTGACCATATTCACCAGTATCACCATGACAAGCGCCAAAGTGATCAGCGTGTTTACAAGTAAAACAAGTTTTATTATCTGGATTTTTAAAACATATTTTTTCGTGATCATATACTTTTACTTGATTTGGTGTATGTTTATAACCACATTTAAATTTACAACCGTATATTTTATATTCTAATGGCATTATATCACCTCGCACATATCAATAGGCACTAATCGACTTCCACCCATTCTGAAGAATACTTGATAGCAATCAATATAATTACAATGAGCTACTTCAATACCAGAATCAATACCTGGTGCAGAACTATAACTCCTATATTCATGATCAACAACTGAATACCATCTCGAAGTAGCAACTAGTTTTTTAGCAACTACAACACCGGAAAAATCACACTGAATAACTTGTTTAATATCCTGTGAAACTTCATCTTCAATAAAAATTACATCATTATTAGTACAAAAATGATTAATTTCTAAAGCGGCCATCATTTTATTAATATCATCAGTATCAATATTATAATCAGCTTTTTCACTTTCTAACGCAACATGTTTAGTATCAACTTTCTTGAGATACCCTTTACATTTAACTTTAGTTCCTAGTTTCATAATGTCACCTCCTAAAATGGTAACCACATATAACTGTCGATTATAGTAATACTCATGATCACAAATCCTTCTTTGCAGTAATTAGAATCATTAAGTATATGGTTTACATGAGCAATAACAAAATCTTTACCTATTGTATTAGTCTTTTTATCATAAATTTGCAGATACAAAACATCATCAACCTTATAATCTCTATCATTAAATCTAACTTCACACCCTTTCCAACCGCAATAAATGTCAGTAAAATGTGGTTCAACGGTTTTTAAATAATGTACATCACCATAATGTTTTAATGATTCTAAAAATTCGTCTGGTTCAAGATAAAAATCATCGTAATCATAAGTATCAACCAAATCAGGATCAAATTCTTTCATATTCCCTCCAATCAACCTGTATAAACAGATTTATTAATCATTTCAAACAACATTTCATCTATTTTCTGAGTACCATACATGGCAACCAACGTCTCATATTCTGATTTTAAGCGGCTAAAGTATGATAGCAATAGTTCTTTATCCTCTTGATCAGTTATAACGATGGTATAACCTTTTTTATCGCTGCATGAATGTATTTTGTGGCCAGACCTACGAAGCAACTCAATTTCCTGTCTGACACATCGGTCTGATAATCCTGTTAATTCTGATAACTCAGAGCGTGTAATACGCCCTGTTGTTGGTATGCTGCTTAATATTAATTGTTTCATCATTTCACCTTCTTTAACAATTCGATTTCTTTCTCAAGTTCTTCAATGATCAATAATAAACCTTCATATGAAACTTCATCAATTCGCATATGGTTTTCAAGTATATCTGAATAGTTGTCATTAGTATGATTGAAGTTAGCGTGAATACGTTTGTTGAATGATGAATTTAATATATCTTGTTCATCTAATAAAATTTTTAAATCCACAAGATCAATAGCTTTAACTGTTACAAATTCTTGCAATTGTTCTTGTTTTAATTCCATTGAATCAAGACGAGCGTTTGTTTCAAGTATTAATTTAGTTCCGAATACTAGGCCGATTAATAGCATTAAAGCTATGAAACAACCTATCGCGCCTGGTATATATCTTTTATTTTTCATCTGACACCTTCTTTACTGGTGATAGAGTGGCAACAACTTTACCTTTATGTGTTATTTCCAACTCACCTGTTTTCTTTAACCTTTTAATCGTGTTGAATATGTTACCTCTTAACGCTGTAATTGTAATTTTCATTTATTACCCCTTATTTTCTTGATATCGTTAATAACTTTTTCCATACCTAAGCCATTATTTGGAATCCATTTTCCGTTTAAATATTTTCCTCCTTTCATACAATAATCATATTTTTTTGGTTCTTGTTTTTTTAATATTTCAAATTTAGCAAAATTATTTTTGTGGCTACCATACATACAAAATACACACCCTGTTCTATCTACACCTGTTAAATCTAAAACTGAAGGGAAGAATGATACAGTTATTATTTCCCCATATATTTCAGCTATTTTAATATCGCGCATTTTTATATATTGTAATATATCTTGATAAGTAAATGGTGATAATGGATTACTTTGTGGTCTTTTTTTTGCAAAAGCATTACAGCCATTTTTAATATACCCTTGTTTTCTTAATTGACTTTCATCGGCTAACAATCCTAATATTCCAATCCTACCAGTTTCTTTTTCATATTTAATAAAAGGCTTTTTCTTCATATAATAACAACACATATGGCTTATCTCAAAATCTGAATCAACTAACGGGAAGTTTATCTTAGAAATTTTACCTCTACCACTTTTATTGCCGTTTAATCTCGTATTTCTTAAATCGTCTGAATTTGTGTGTCTATATTCATATATAAATTGAGATTGTTCTTTGCTTATTACTGGATAACCGTATTTTTTTAATATTTCTATAAAAGTCATTTTTGGTTTTATAACAACGTCCGATTTTAAACCTTTTTCTCTTACGGATTTATATTCCAAACCAGTGTCGCAATAAACTTTTGGTATTTTTCTGAGTTCTAGTTTTTCACAAACGTTATCACATATATCAATCAAAACATCTGAATCTTTACCACCAGAGTTACTAATATATAAACTATCTATGCCATACTCCATTATAGCATCAATTATTTTAGATTCAGCTTTCATAACTTTAACTTCTAAAGGCAATGATTGTGCTAAATTTAATTTATAATGTTCAAATTTCATAAATCCCCCTTTACTATCAACTTGTTTAACTAACCTAAGTATACATGTACATATGTACGCTGTCAACAATAAAACAATGCAAATTCTTGCACAACTAAAAAAGACCCCGGACAAGGCCTTAATTAGATTTATAGGATGGAACGGTTATCGCTTAATGATTAGATCATTCAAAGTAAGCTGGTTGCGTTCTGAACTTTCAACTTGTTTAATCCTTTTAGGAATAAAATTATTCTCCAGAGTCAATCTATCAATTGTTTTTTTATTCTTTTCAAATCGTTCGTTTAACTTATGAATGCAATCTATGTCAGCAATTGTTTTTAACATTTTTCACCTCTCTTTTATTTAACAATAATGTTTCTAACGTTTTTTAAGATGATATCAATGGTACCATCTCCATTCTTTTTCTCAATGTATTTCTGAGAATCTTTGTAAAAATCAAATTCATTGGTAATACTAACGCCAGTATCAGTTTTGATAATTTTCTTTTTCATTTTCTTTTCAATGTAAGTTTTATCAATGTTGATAACTTGATTAGGTATACCAGCAGCTCTTAAATCCTCTGTGAACATAGCTTTTATTTCTTTGGTATCATCACCAGGAAAAAGCATATCAGACACTTTGTCGATAGATATAGTATCATCTGATAATAAAATAGAATCTACAGACGCGCGTATTTGTTGAGCTGTTTCGATTTGATCAGATAAACATTTTTGTGTCCATCTTTCTATATTGGGACGTAACTTCCTAGTTGTTTCTGTATCATCTCTAACGATTACTAAATCTAACCACTTTGTAAAATAATCTTCATCACCATCATCAGCAGCTTCACGTTTATTAATAACAATAATATCAATTGTATCTTCTGGTGCTTTAGTAAAGAAAACAGCTTTTCTTATTTGAGTTCCGGCATTAGGTAGGGCCACTTCGTCACTAGATAAGCTAATAACAAGATCTTCACCTTCAAAATTAATATCATGCTTAAATCTTTCTGTATGATCAAGTTTTAATATGGCAAAACAACGCTGTTCATCTGCAATATACTGAACCATTAAGAAATCACACGGTATTAAATCAGTATTTTTAACAGATTTAAATAACGTTTCAGCAAAAGTGGCGCTAACATCTTTTAAATTGTTCCAATCTTTAATGAGTAATTTAGCATTTTCAACAAAATAACTTGTATCTGAAAACGGTCTTGCTTTAACTGTTTCATCATCATTTAAACATTTGATGATATGTTTACGAATAAACTCTTCAGAATATTCATTTATTGTTAATGCTTTTTTAGAAATTAAAACTTCATCTGAACCAGCATCTAAAATATGCATAAATGCAGCTTCTAACATTATATCTTTTATATATCTCATTTGTCCTCCTTCAAGAAACTAAAATCTACTAATTCGAACCCTATCTTTTCAACATCTTTCCAAATGATACTCATCTTAGTTTTACCATTTTTATTTGTAGGTAAATTCGACCACCATATAAGAAAATCGGTTTTCTTTACAATGTAAGTCGGGTTTGGTCTAAATTTAAATACGAAGTAATCAGCGGCACAAATTTGATGAAATTTAATATTTACCTTTCGACCATTTTCAAACATTGAGAAAGTTAAATTTTGTTTATCTGTAGTGGTTTTACATTCTAATTTATGGCCTGTATTAACTTGTATATCGGCTTTTAGATCTTTAACCCTACGTTTGCCATCTGAAAGGGTTTTATCCTTTACAGGTTCAAACCCTTCTTTTGATAACTGCTCAATGATCACTTTTTCAAACTCAGCGCCAGTATAATAGCCTAAGTGTTTGTTTTTATTTCTCATAGTTTGCGACCGCATACATGACAATGATTAATATCAAAACATGATTCGACGTGTTTTGTATCGTTTTCTACATCAAACGAATGAATACTGACATCTATTACAAAATCTTCTCCATCCTTCGATAATTGAGTATGTTCACTCTTATATCCACTGTAACATTTTTTGAATATACCATTTTTATCGGGTGTACAATATTCGCAACTATCTTTAATAACTCTAGCTTTAGAATAATACTCTTTGATTAAATCACTTTTTGATTTAGCAATAATTTGACCATCTATCTCAAATAAAAATGTTTGTATGAGTCTTAATTCTTCTATTGATTTTACCAAGCTGCAAGGATTAAAACCGTTTTCGACTAAAAACTCATTAAAATCTTCAAAATGTTCTTTGTTTATTGTTTTCATATTATTCACGCAACCTTTCTTCAAATTCTTCAAGACTAACAGGACCGGTTAACACTCTTGTTGAGATGCAATAAGCGCACGATTCACATCTTACCGGATCAGCCTTACCAGTTTTAACTAATTGTAGATGAGGTAATTTTAGTTCGACTTCTTCAAGCTTCTCAGCATAGAATAATTGATTATCTACATTACCCAAATAGATAATGTTATGCTCTGGTGTTGGTTTCTTATCTACTACGATGATATAACAATCAAGGTGTTTACCTGTGTTCTGATAGATTATTTCTTCATAGATGGCAAATTGCAGCTTATAATCATAGGTATCAATAAAAGAAAGTTTTTTACCATCTTTATATGTTAATTTGCCTATTTTCTGAGTAGTTTTGTAATCTGCAAAATACCCACGTTCAAGATCTAATAAATCGACCATGATTTTAATTTCAACACCAGCAATTGTACCGACCATAATTACTTCGTGTTCACAATTCTTCATATCTGTTACAATAGGACAATTCTTTAATACTTCAATCATTAAATCAGCTCTTACAAAGTCTGATCTAGGTTTTCCACCTTTAGTATAAATCGCATCATAGTTATCAGCACATAACTCTTGAAAAGATTCTTTCGAATCGGCCCATGCGTGAACATATTGACCGACTAAGAAAACTTTTTTATCTGGTTTCTCATAATCACCTTTAATAACCGCAACTTCTCGAGCAGAACAACCGCCCTCAACTAGATTACCGAACACTTCAATACCTGTATGTCCAAGATCATAAGCTTTTATTGATGAAGATCCAAAATATTTAGCTTCAGCCAATGCACCGAAATAGTTTTTACTTGTCAAATTGTGTTTATTCATTATTCGTTACCCTCCTGATTAAATGGCGTGCCGTCTGTGTCACCTTCGATTGGTTGGAATCCTTCAACTTGTTTTTCTGGTTTAACTGGTGCTTTCGTTTCTGATTCTTCTTTTTTAACAAATGTTTTAGGTACTTCTTTTTCACTTTTAATATTAAAATGATCTTCTCTTTTACTCATACCATCTTGAATACTTTTACCGATACCAATTAATTTGTTGTATTCAGAAGATGTAAAAGCTTCTGTTTTGAATCCAAAATATTCTTCTATATGTTCTTTAGAAACACCATATTTTTCTTTAAATATAATCAACATATCTCTAATTAAATCAGAAATAGGCATTTTTAAGTTAGAAGCTATTGTTAATTGACATTGTTCAACAGCTTTATCAATAACATCACCTGGTATAATTCCAAGTATGCAAGCTCTCAATCTTCTGGCGCCTTGATTCGCTACCAATTCATAAATATCTCTAGGATCTTCTAATTTTTTAGTGCCGTTTCTAGTAAATCTTTTATGAGGTACTGAAAAGATTTTAGTTTGACGAGTGTTTGTTTCAAGATCCCACGCATACGCCATAACTTGAGACTCGCCACCTTTTTGTTCTAATTCTATAATACCGTAATCTAAATTACCCCAATTACGAGCTAAAACTTCAGCAAGTCTAATACTTGGGCCTGTAACTTTTGTACCACCTCTAGGGTATGAATACATTGCATCTTTGGCTAAAGACTCGCGTTGACAAGATTTTATTATTCTACCATAAGCAATTTCTTCATCTCTAGGAAATCTTTTAGCAATGATCATTGCAGCTTGAACTTCCTGAGCTTGTCTACTAACCATCATATCAGCGCCGGTTTTAGCAACTTCATTTTTCGAACCGTTGTCATTGTTATAAATATTCATACTATTATTCATTACTTTACCTCTTTAGCTTTCTTCATCAATAAGATGATTTGTTTGTTTAGTGACCTTCCTTCATAAAAAGCAATTCTTTTCATTTTTTTGTGAATATCTTCTGGTATATCTTTAATTGTAATACTTGCCATTTTCGTTACCTCCTACAACCATATTACAACTAAAACGGTTGTAAGTCAATAGCATTTAAATAAAAAAATAAAGGACCGTTAGGCCCTTTTGATTTATATATGATCAGAGTAAATAGTTTCACCGTTCAATGTATCTTCGGTGATTGTAAAGAATGCCTGGATCTCGTTTTCTTCACACATCGAAATCAATTTATCCTGTTCAGTTCTATTAAGTCTGTCAAATCCATCAACGCAGATAACTTTCAATTCTCCCATACGTTGTAATGCAATTTTAAAGGCAGCGTCTAGTTTTTCACCTTCTGAAAGACCATCTAACAAGATATCGTTAATTCTGATTCTTGCGTCAGCATCTACACTAATACCGTCAATTGGTAACTTGTGTTGTTTGATAAGATCTGATGGTTTATTTCTAGCAACATCAACAATCGTACTGTAATTATCGGATAAAACTTGTTTCTCAGCGATTTTAACGTTTCTAATCTCTTTCATACGGTCCCATTCTCTAAGATGGTTACGCATAGACTCAGCATTCTCAGCAGCTTCTTTAAGTGGTTCAATCTCAACTTTTTCTGTCTCTAAAAGATATTTATCCCATTTAGAGAATAATTCATTTTCGTGTTTTGTACTAGTTTCTTTTTCAGTTTCTAATGCTGTAAATTCAAGTTGTTTCTTTTCAGAAAGACCAGATAATTCGACTTGTTTATTTGAAATCTTAGTCTCTTGAATTTTAATTAATTCTTTTTGATCATCTATCGAATCAAGAACCGCTGTTTTAGCAGCTTGTTTTTTAACATCATAATCTTTTTTAAGTTCTGCAATTTTTTCGTCAAGCTCTAAATTTAATTTTCTGTTAGATTGGTCAATCACTTCTTTAGAATTAAAAACAGTATCTTCAGCTTTTTTAATCTTAACTTCAGCCAAATCCATAATATCGCTAATGTCTGTTTCTAATTCTCTGTATTTAAGATTAAGTGACTTGACCTTATTATTAAAAGCATCAAGTATACCTTCTATTTTATCGTCATACGAGGTTTTAAAGGTGTTACCGTTAAGAATGTATTGGTTTACCTTCTCTGCTTCTGATACGGCATTGTAAAGCTCTTGAAGTGATACTTTTTCCCATTCATCACCATTATAATTAGCTGGTAAATCATCTTCAATACCTTTTGCTTGTGATTTTAAAGTGATAACTTCTCTATTAACATCTTGTCTAAGAGTGTAATATCTAGTTTCGATTTCTTTTAAAATCATTAGTAAATGTTTATCAGTATTAATATTTGTTAAGATATCAACACCACCGAACCATTCGATAATTTGTTCTCTTGAATAATTCATATCAATCATAGAAAGAATAAGTTTTGTTTGATCCTTTTCTGAAAGCTCTAAAAATGCTAATGGTCTGAATATGTCACCAGAGATAAATTTTCTTAATTCAGTTTCCGTTGATTTGATGGCATCACCACTTTTTGTAAGTTTAAGATAATCAGCTTTTTCAGTTCTAAGTTTTCTGTTAATTTCTAAGTGATCATTTGTTTCAATGAATATAGTTGCTTCTGTTTCACCATGCTTTACGACTTCGGTTCTAACTTTTTCGTTTTTGAATCCAGTACCAATTGCTTCTAATATTGAAGTTTTAGCCGAACCCTTTGGACCTTTAAATACATTAATCATACCTGGATTGATGCTTAATTCTGTAATACCTACATAATTATTTACTTTTAATGTCTTAATATTCATCTTTTGTCCTCCCAGACTTTAAACTATTTTAATTCCTTTTGCTTTGGCATCATCTAACGCCAATTTTCTTAAATATGTTGCTGGTGCTAAGTTGTCTAACGAAGCAGCTTTAAAAATAACTTCAAATTCTTCATCGTTACATCTGAATCCTAATTTATTTGTTCTTGGTTGTGTTCTTGATTTTTTAATTTTCATACTAGCGACCCCCTTTGATTACATATTAACCCCAATGACGCCCGAAGTCAAGTGTTTTTATGCAATTAAAAAAGACCAGGCTTTCGACACCAAGTCTTTTAAGATTAAGCTATTACGAACCCAACCCTTTTTATGCGTATCTAAAATTATAATCCTCCTCGTTTGAGGTGGTGATCATATTATAATACTTATTAATTAAAAATGATACGCAAAATATTTTGCACTAAAAAAATCCTGATCATCATTAATCAGGATTTCGATTCGTTATTCATATGATTTTAAATAATCCCCTTCGAGCGTTGTTCCTGTTATTAAATGCTCTTTGAGTTCTTCAACCGCCTTTTCAATATAATAATCAATCATCTTACGAGTTATAAACAGTTTCATGATCTTAGGCATAAGATTGTAAAATTCATCAACAACTATTTTATATTTTATTAAACCAGTTCCAGCACCGAAATCTTTTTCAGCTTTTACAACTAGAGTGAAGAGAACGTTTTTAACCCATTTCTTCTTATCTAACTTGAACCAAGCAAAGCACAAGAACGTTGCGAATAATAAAATAACTACAATGTCGGCCCAATACGTAAAAATCAAGCCTAGTAAAAAGTTTAATATGTTCATGACACCTCCTAATATAGTTTCGTTTACAAACATAGTATACCATATAAAAAGACCCACAAGCAAATGTGAGTCCTTTTAAAAGGTGATTAAAGCGCATTGGTTATTTAATTGTTTTCATAATATCTATAGTTTTTATTACTTCTTGGTTAAATTTTAACACTAAAAAAAGCACTTAATAGGTCATTTAAATTCCTGTTAAGTGCCAATCTGTTTTTTACCAATACAACCAGCCTATCATATATCTACCTGTTAATCGTTTGCTCTCATTAAACACCCATTGTGCAGATCCGCCAGAATCTAAACCGAGTATTAAAGAGAAACCAAAAGGTATCAATCTAGCGAGGAAATCATAAATATCTATGTTCTCGTCACACGCAATTAAACAAACTTTATTTGTATGTTCATTATAAGCAATTGCAATTCTTTTAGTTGGATAAGTCAAACTATTAATATTAGACTTCTTAAACCCTGAGAAATCAATCTTAGGGAATAAAGCAATCCCACCAACGGCCAATCGAATATCTTTTCTGGACGATAAGTTTCTTGTAATTTCAATTCCACATGTTCCATCTGTATATATTATAAACAACGGCATAGGATCGCCATCATCATTAATATACACATTATCAGATAACAACTCACCTTCAGAAACTAAAGGTGTTAGAGGATAAGGTTTTGTTTTTTTACTATCGACCCACCATACAAAAGTAGCATTGATAAATTTATCTAATGTTTTAGCTATCTGATAACCATTACCTGGATCAAGTTTAGCTTTTAACACGCCAAGCGGCAATTCAACAACATCTATACCATTATATGAATATTCAATTGGCTCTAATGCTTTTTTTCAAGTGCTGCAACTCTATTTTTTAAAATGTTAAACTCTGCAACAATATCTTGTGGTACATTCTCTAGGTTATGCAGCTTTTCGAGTTCTCTATCTGCAAAAGCATCACGAGCTTTTTTACTGTTAGGACCAAAATCACCATCAATAGGACCTTTGTAATCTCCTGTTTTTTTCAAAATCGTTTGTTTCTCTTTACTAGTTAACATAATTTCACCATTCACCTTTCTAATAAATTCTTTCCAATTTGGTAGTATCATTCTAGGACAATATTTATCCGTCCAATGTTTATGCGGTACTATTTTTGTAATATTTAAATACTTTGATAACAACTGTAGAAACTTGATCATAAACTCTTCGGCTTCTTTTGTTTCTTCACATTCAATATGAAGTGAAGTTCTATTACCCGGACCATTTTTACCGTCACCAGCGGCCCATGCGACCTCATCAATCGGCAACTTTTGAATAATTGTTAATTTCCCTTTGTACAACCCAATAGTAAAATGCCAACTTGAATATCTGTCATAAGCCTTATCAATCCAATCTGCAACTTGTTCGGCTGTTGGTTTGTTATCATCACCGAAGTTATGTATCGTAATTGAATCTGATATTAAACCGAGTTGTGATCTACTAGTGTTATTATCTTTTGGTATCAATGCAATGACAAAAGGCAAAGGACAACTAACTAGTATTCCATCTTTAAATTCCAACATATAAACACCACCTTTAACATGATTATATCACAAATAAAAAAAGACTAAAAATATTAGTCTAAAGTTTTCATATATTTTATTTCTTCCATAATTTTATCAATGTAACTATTGCCACCGAGTTCCTTATAACTCTTGTGCATTTCTTCAAGCATATCGCGCTCATAAAGACGTATACCGCCCTCTTTTTTAGAAGTATAGTATATTTGTATGAAGTAGTTCTTTTGTATAGCTACAAGTGCATTTGTAAGCTTTTGATGTGCATCTTTATCTTTTGTAACATTCTTTTTAATCAACCGTATAATAAAAATAACACCAGCTAAAAGTAGTGGACCAGCTACAGCGATTATAATTCCGCTTATAATATTCATAATTTCAATTACCTCTTTAATAGTCATTCAATACGCCTTCTTTCTTAATGATACCATATATACAGATAATTTTAAATATAACTTTATTTGTTAATTAGTCCTCTTAATTAATTCTAACAAATAAAATGACACCAAACATGACAAATTAATGTCTATTTGATGCCATTTATGAAAAGAGGGTTACAGTAATTTCATAATTTTTCGGTAAACTGATGCAACTCTACGTTTTACAGTACGTTCAGAAATGTTTAATTCATAAGACATAGAACAAACACTTTTACCTCGTCTTCTCATTTCAAATACTTTTAATTCCTCGTCAGTGAAGGGACACTGATCAATGAAATATTCATATTCGGTTTTATTAAAATCAAATTTATACATAGGCACCGCCTAATCGTTTGAAGAATCTATTTTCACTTCTTCTTCGTCTTGCGTGTTTTCTTCTTTACTTTCACTTTCGCCATTAATATCCACATCCCCGTCACCACTGTAAACAGCAATACCATTACCTTCAGAATCAACTGTTGTGGTTTCATACTCCCATTGGGAAGAATCCCAAATCCAATAAGCGTTGGTGCCAGCCAAAGCCAATATTAAAATTAAAATAATCACAAAATACCGCTTTAGTTGTGCATTCAATACTTTTAATAAATCACTTGCTAAACTTGCATTATCCATATTAATTAACCTTTCTACATTAATCACCTAATGTAATACTATCATTAAAGTGGGGAATATACAAATTGTGGTGGTTTAAAGATCTTCATATATATATGTTTTAGAACAATGTGGTTTTTCTTCTGTGTGGTCAGAATATTCTATATAACGATATTGTGAAATTTCATCTTGTCTTATCTCGTCAATGACTATTACAGCTTTCATGGAATCTCCTTATAATGTTTCATAGTTTATTTGTGGGTCACCATTACCAGCACTATACCAAACTTCTATTCCGGTTTCAAACGGAAAACCTAGACTACATATCCTACCATTCACACCGTACGCAGTTTGAGTACCTACAATAAATACTCCGTCAATTTTGAGGGAGAATAAACCATAGTGTATAGAGTTAACAACACCCTTGCCTGGGTATGAGTGATACAAGGATAATCCGAAAGCCGTATTCGTACTACCATATAAACTTGTACCGTCTTTAAATACTATAGATGCTCTTATTTGTTGAACTGAACTTCCTGTCGTTTGGTACAGTATCACTTGCGATTCAAACTTTGCATTGAGTCTCAGCGGGCCGTCAACGGTAGATTGGAAAAAACCAGTTGTTGGGTATCTAGTACCGTCAATCCTTATCGCCCACGGTCTATTTGCAGCAACATATTTTATAACGCCTTCACCATTTGTCGTTTGCCTAGTCTGTTCCGTACCCGCAGCTGTTGTGGCCGTGTACATAACTAAATTACCTATTTTAATTGCACCACCCTTAGGTGTCAAGTAAAAAGACGATAAAGGCGTCCCTCTTTTAACTACTTGGTACAAACCAATTTCTAATTCTTCAACAGCTTCAGTTAATGCGATATCTGAATATAAAGGCAATGCAAGACCACCATTGTATTTAATTGTTATTGGGCCACCTGTTACAAGTTGTCCAACCTCAATCGGTATTATAGCATTGTCAGCGTATGTATCAACAACAATTTCTTGAGCTGTTACAGTTCCGATTGATATATACTCAACTAAATCACTGATTTGATTAGCATCTGCAGCAAGAAAAGAATCACCTACTTGGCTTGGTGTGTCAACTCTTGTGAATACAACTTGTCCGAATCCTGGTATTGTAGTACCACCTGTATCGGTTATTTTATATTGTTCTTGAACAGTTATTTGATCTTCATAATCTTTTCTAGCCAAAACGCGAACCTCCTAACGTAAACGCCAACTTAGGCGAAATTCTAACTGTTTCGTTAATTAAATTATATACCGATTCTTGAGTTTTCTCAATATTATTCGCATCAATATAATCAATATTATTCATATTTGTTGGTGGGTCTGGTGCCAATGAGTAAAATATGTTTTTTAAATAGTTAACATTATCAATATAATTTTGCATTGCTGTATCTCTAGGAAAGTCCGAAATCAACCAATCAGTTTTTCCGGTTAATACATTCCCATATCCATATTGACTAAGAAATATAGAAATGTCTATAGAATTTAATTCAACTCTATTAAGATCGTCATAGTTATAATAAGTTTGGGGTACTGCTTGCCTATCTGTTACGAAAATCATACAATCACCCCGACTATTGTCGTTTCACCTATAAAACCACCAGATAAATCAATCTTCATTGATTCAACATATCCTTCTATTTTTTCACCATATAAAGCATCTACGCTTACAAAATTGCCAGCTTTTTCAGTTTCTAATAATAATTTAACTTTTCTTTCATTAAGATTAATCAAATGATCATATATATATTGAAGGTTTTGAATACCATCCCAAAGAAGAGAATTTTGAAACTTAATTGTATTTTCTGTCTCTGTAGGTAGTATGTTAGGCTTTTCAATTAAGAAAACTTGATTACTTATATTGTATGGTGTTCCTGTGATGGTAACTAAACCACCTGTCGTTGTAAATATAACATAATTATCACCACTAGAATCTATTGAACCACCAGATATTGATAAACTAGTGAACGGTGCATTAAACAACGCTTGATAAGTTCCAGCTATATGAGTAACTTTGTAAACTTCTGTTGTTCCAGATCCGACCGTATAAGATTGTAAGTTAAGTGAAGCACCTGTTACTTTTTTCAATTCTTGTTGACTGCTACCTCTGAAATATCTCGACTTATCAACATCCTGTGGACTAATTGTGGACAACCTATAAATATTCACTTTATTACTTCGTGAACAATCAACAACAGCATTAACAGAAAAAGCAACTAATTGTATTGCTCTCCTATAGTCTGTAATTGGTATATATCCGCTTACTACAAGGTTTTTTATATCATCTGATATCGTGAATAGGCTTGTGCCATAAGTCCCGAATATGTTGTTAAGTATGTTTTCTACGGTATCATTTACAATACCACCAAGATAAGTTTCATTAGCCATTACACCAAGGAAATCTTCACATGTAAATTGTATAGAGTTTTCATTTGGATTTTTACGTGTTTTCAAGTAAAAAGTACCCATCTCTTTTTTAACATCATTAACATACTCTGAAGTTATAAGTTTTTGTTGATCTTGTAAAACTTTATAAATTTTACTAATATAATCAGAATCACGGATTAATACATTTAAAGTCATAGTGTTAATACTAATTTCGTTTGACACTGTGTTTAATTCTTCAACTATTTGGCATTGTTTAATATCATCTTCTGTAAAGATTATATCAGCACCGAAACCGATTTGACTAAGTTTAATATAATGTTCTGCTTTATTATTTTTATTAAATACAACTTCAACACGTTTATAATCAATAACAGCTTCGTCTGCAAAGAAAACATTTCTATCATTCAAGAAATTCTTAGCGATTATTAAATCATCACTCGCATCATACCAGCTTATATCTATATCTGTAGCATAGTCGCCAGGATAAAATATAAATGTTATACCGATAGTAGAATGAGTGTTATCGAAATTTATCGACATAGGTACATTTAACGCCATTAAAGCATCACTTTGACTTAGTGACCAATACCCTACTTCTATAGTTGACATATCATCAGGGAATATTTTCATAGATCCATCTAACATCCATTGATTAGGCTCTAAAGTTGCATAATCATAAGGCGGATCGAAATCCACCTTTAAATCATCCAAATCTGAAAACGGTTGTATATCTGGCGCTGTATACTCCGCATCTATCAAAGCACTAGCATCGAACAACCTTAAATTTACTTCTGCTCTCGTTTTAGCCATTTTACACCTTCTTATTAACAGCTGTGAAAGTAATATCCATAGTGGCCCACCAATTAGAACCACTTTTATCAATTGTTTTTAAATTTATATTTAATCTATTCGGGTACATTAGGAACTCGTATGTACCAACAGGACTAAAAACTTCTGTAAGCACATTATAAGTACCATCGGATTTTAATGTCGAAAGGTATTCGTAAAATTCTACAAAACTAAGATCGTTATCACCTTTTATAGACAACGTTTGATTCTCAAAGAAACCAATCGCTTCTGATTTAAACTCTCCACTTTCAACACGCTCGGCGTATTTATACAGAAATTCACCGTTAATATTCAAACCTGTTACAAATAAATCATACTCATTACCATCAAGTTTTATTATCATTCGGCTTGTACCTCCATTGTTTGACCTTTTCGTTTGCTTTCATCGTCAAGTTCTGGTTTCATAAGTCTAGCAATATCCGCAAGATCACCTTCAAATTTAATTACTATAGTTTCTGTTCTTGTTTGTGTACCAGCTCCAACGCCTTGACCATATTGATTGCCAACAGGTGCTTGAACACTTGAAGCAACTGATGTTGGAACATCTCTACCAATTCTAAACCCAGAGGTTTGAAGCTTCTGAAGTTCACTTATATCAAAACCGAATTGTTTACCACCAATACCAGGAACCCAATCCGGAACATCTATTTTTATATTATTCAACTCTCTTACTAAGAAATTCATACCATCAATGATTAAATTAATAACACCGGTAAATATTGCAATAATACCATCCATGATCCCTAAGAATATATCACCTAATCCACTCCAAGCCTTATCCCAATCAAGAGTAAACACACCGACTATGAATTTTATGATACCGCTTAAAATTCTTAACAGCGCACCAGCTACATCTGCAACAAATCCAATAAACGTTGCTAACACATCTATTATAAATTTAAATATATCTACAAATATAGGTCCTAATATGTCAACCAAGAAACTAACCAAAGGTAATATGAAACCATCATAAATTGAAACAACGGCATCAATTAATTCTAAAACGAAATTACCAACTTCATATATAAGGCCATTTAAATGATTTTCCCATAACCATCCCCAAGCTTCAAGAGCTTTTTCGATTATAGGTCCTAAGAATTTATCATATATTTTAGTTAATAAATCAGCTGTGCTTTGATATGCTTCTGAAATGTTAGTAAATATCTTAGTACCATGCTTATTCCATAAAACGGCTATACTATCCAATATGCCACCTAATGCAATTAATAAGTTTTCGCCAAATGGTGCAATAACGTCATTAACTATTTTTGGTAAATTATCACCCCAATATTTTATTATTGTATCTAAGATGTCGTTTGTGAATCCGGTTAATACATCTAATAAAGGCTCTAACCCATATACAAACCTTGAAAATTCTTGATGAAGTAGTCCTAAACCAACTGTAAATGCTGGTAGTAATTCTTCATTTATCCACTTTATAAAAGGTTCAGTGTTTTCAGATATATTTGTAAAAAGTTCTGAGAAACCTGTTTTTATAGCTTGTATAGCTTCATAAATCCTCATTAAAGAATTAAATATTTTACCCATTTCTTGATTTGACTCTGCTAAATCTTCCGTGTCCGAAGCTTCTGCAACTGTAAACGGTTCAAGCTCAATATCAGCCAATCCAGCAGACTTTTCTTGTAACACATTAACATCATCAAAACTAGCAAGAGTACCTTTTAAAGCTTTGTTTGTATCTTCTACAGCATCGGTTAAATTATCTTGTTCATCAACGCTTGATGAGATACTAGAAGCAACTTGATTATTAACATCTGCTTCTTTCCCATTAACTGCAGCATAGAAAGCATTAAATTGTTCTGTAGCAATGATCAACAGATTTACCAACTTGTTTAATAATTGTATAGCTGGAGTTAAAACTCTAATTAAATTGTCTCCAATCAATCCTAATAATTGTTTCCATCTTTCTGAAAGTATTCTAGTTTGATTGGCCCACGATTGACTAGTTCTAGCAAAATCGCCCATTTCATTCTCTGAAACACTCATAATATAATTAAATCTCAACATTACTTTTTCTTGTTGATTCATTAATTTAATCGACTTGGTAATACCTTCTTGTCTTGCGAATTCTTGAAGGTTAACTTGTGTCATTACTTTACCAATGCCTTTTAAAGCTTCTGTTTCACCAGTGTATATGCCTTTTAAAGCTGTTGCGGCTCTATCTTGAGTTATGTTGTGGAATGATGCATAATCACCAATAAGACCGGTTAAAGTCTTAGACATTTCAAGATTTTGTTGTGCAGCTATTCCCATAGAAGCACCCATTGAACCTAACGTGCTTGCGTATTGTTTAGCGGATAATTCACTTAAACCGAATTTTTCAATGGCATTTTTAGCGAAATTATCAATGCTTTTTGACATTTCTTTAAACACTACATCAACAACATTTTGCACCTCTTGAAGATCTGAAGCAACTTTTAAAGCTTGTTTACTAAATCCAACCAATACCCTAACACTGAATGCTGCAGCAATTAGAGCGCCAAGTTTCTTTACTGATTTAGACATTTTTGCAGTACCTTTGTTAAAACCTTTTTCATCAATCTTAGTATCAAAATTAAGAGAACCATCAAATATTGCCACAGTATCACCCCTTTTATTTATGTGAAAATTATCGGCTCAACGGCTCTACTTAATTTTAGATTACTATTTAATTATTACTTCAAATATTTTTTTACAATGTCGCGCTTTGCATCTTACAAATACACCCTTACATTTAGCATCTTTAGATATTGTAATCGGCATTTCGTAACCACAATGAGTACATTTCACTTTTTTAAGTTCCACTTTTCGCACCAGCCTTTAATAATCTATCAAATGCATTCGCGTTTTCTTCTTCTTTACTAGATAATTTGTTTTCTTCTGGTATCTCTAGTTCTAGTATATCACGTAAGTTGTTATAAATTGAATGTTCTTCTTTTGATAATTTGCCCTTATGTTTTTTTAATCTAAGATCTATTATCTTTGACAACATAGACTTTTCAGATATTTCTGACAATGCAAGCATAAATAACCACCAATGCACCGGTTTGTTATCGCTCAATTTGCCATTCAGCACATCATCAACAGCACTATAGATATATTTGTTATCCTTAGTAAAAGAATATACCTTAGGCTTTGATTTGCCTTGTGTGGTGGTACTTTCTTCTCCCACTTCACCACAATATAGAAATTTTAAAGCTTGTTCTAATGCGACAACCATATTAGTCGGACGTTCTTCATATAAAAAATCAACGACAATATTAGCTTTTTCATTATTAGTTAGATACCTATCTTCTAATGCGATCATGATTTCTATACAATCTTTATAATTGTAATTGACATCAAAGATATCACCATCAACCTTAATTGCTTCTGGGAAGTTATTAATTAATAGATTCATTATTCCATAACCTTTTTATTGTTTTTAGTAGCGCGTCTTTGTTCTCGATTGCCTTTGTGTTCACTTAAAGAACTTTTTCTTGTATCTTCAACTACATCAGTAAAGAACACCATAAAATCATCTAATAAATTAAAATTAACTCTACCTTTGAAAACTTTTTCAGATACACCCTCACCAAGTAATAAATCTATTTGACCTAAAACATTACTAAATGATTTTTTTAAAACTTCTACAATCTCGAGAGAATGAACAGGTATTCCGATATCATCAACCGTTTTATCAATAGCATCTAATTCGGTTTGCATATCTTTTGTAAATTTATCATAAGATTTATGAAGTGTGATAGCTGTTTCCATGAAAGTCATATCATTAGCATCAATATAGAATGATGGTTCCGTGTCACCGTCTAATGTAATTGGTGTACCTGTCTTTGTATTAAAATTAAAATTGTTCATAAAACCTCCTCATTATTTAAAAATACCCAACCCTTGAAAGGCTGGGTAAGTGTTTATTCTCTATGGTGTTGGTGTAAA